TTCCCCGCCCCAAGGAAATTCCTGTTTTCTGTGTTATGCTGTTATTGCGTTACTAACCTAAAGGAGAAACAGATGTATAGCGTAGAGAGTGGGGTTGAGATTCCGAAGGCGCGTAAGAAGCATAACTTTCCGTATGCGGATATGAACGTGGGTGACAGCTTCCTGGCGACTGATGTTGCGATTCACGTAGTGTGTAACTACAACAAGAGGATGGGGGATAAGTTGGGGATGAAGTTTACGGCGAAGAAGGTGGATGGTGGTATACGGGTGTGGCGGCTGGAGTGAGTTTGGATTGGGTTGACCCGAAGAAGTGGGGGAAGCGTTATGCGGAGTTTGCGATAGCGCGTGGCAGGGACATGACCTTTGAGACGATTAGGATGTTGGAGAAGGCTGACCCTGCTGACCCCTGGTTTGGGTTGTATCGGGAGACGTTGAAAGAGTTGTTAATTCACGAATACGGGAGAGACTATGAACGTTTTAGAGACAAGGCACGGCAGGATGATGGTCAGGCCGGGCGGTGATTTGATTAGTGCGAACCTGGCTGTGCATGGGGCGTATGAGTGGGATGTGGTGAATCTGTGCGCCATGATTGCAGGTGGATATGATGATGGGACGATATTGGACATTGGTGCCAATATTGGGACGGTGACGGTGCCATTGGCGAAGGCGTATCCGAAGTATGAGGTTCATGCCTGGGAGCCGCAGCGGTTGGTTTACCAGCAGTTGTGTGGCAACGTGGCGATGAATCATCTGCAAAACGTTTATGCTTACAACGAGGCGGTGGGGGCGATTGCTGGGGTGGTTGAGTTGGACATGCCTGACTACGCGACCAATGGGAATATTGGAGCGTGGAGCATGAGCAACATGGTGCGGAAGAAGAGTCCTGAGGCCAAGGCTGGCGGCAAGAAAGAAATGATTAATTGCGTGACGCTGGATGGCATGGGGTTTAATAAAATCCGATTAATCAAAATGGACGTAGAAGGTTTTGAGTTGTATGTGCTCAAGGGCGCTGCCAATTTCCTGCCTGACCATAACTACCCGCCGATTGTGTATGAGTCCTGGACGCAGTTTGACTGGTATCAAAATACTGCTGAAGAGATTAAAGCCCTGCTGACTGACATGGGTTATGAGTTACAGGTTTTTGGTAACACGGTTGCTGCCATCCACAAAGAGGCTTCGTTCAAGCTGGTGGTAGCGGAAGAGCAGGGCGGCAAGTCTGTGCAGATCGTTCGTAAATGACCTGTCGTTCCTGCTTGCATAGCGTGGACACTATGGGCGTGCTGCAACACCCTGAGAAGGTGGCGGTGCGCCTGTGGTGCAACCGATTCAACCGGCTGGCTTACAAGAGGTGCGTGGCGTTCTGCTACGAGCCTGGGACTGATGAGGACTAATGCTTTTCAATCGAGAAAAGTTTTACACGTTCTGCCGCAACCTGAAGATTGAGTCCAAAGAGCATGGCATGGTGGTCTTGGGCAACCAGTTGCTAGGCACGCAGACATACGTGATGGACGAGGTGGCAAGGGGGCTGGCCGAGGACAAGCATTTCTTTGTGGTGCTGAAAGGCCGGCAGTTGGGGATTACCACTATCAGCCTGGCACTAGACCTTTACTGGCATTTCATCCATCCGGGGATGCAAGGCACCCTGACCACGGACACGGAAGAGAACCGGGAGCAGTTCCGCAGCACCTTGCAGATGTATATGGATGGGTTGCCCAAGCAATACAAAATCCCTCTAATGAGCCATAACCGCAATCAGATGGTGCTGAAGAACCGCAGCCGTATGTTCTACCAGGTGGCGGGGCTACGCGCCAAGGGTGGCCTCGGACGAGGCAAGGGCATTACCTTCCTGCATGGCACTGAGACAAGCTCTTGGGGAGACGAGGAAGGCTTGGCTTCCCTGCTGGCTTCCTTGGCTGAAACCAACCCGTTGCGCTACTACATGTTTGAGTCCACGGCCCGAGGGTTCAACATGTTCCACGATATGTGGATTACGGCAAAGCGGGCCAGGACGCAGAAGGCTATCTTTGTGGGCTGGTGGCGAAACCAGTTATACGCTGCCGACGCCAACTCCGATATCTACAAGGTGTATTGGGATGGCAAGTTATCGCCAGAAGAGAAGGAATGGACTAAAGACATTAAAAAGATTTACGGGGTGGATATCAACAGCCGGCAGATGGCATGGTGGCGCTGGAAACTGCATGAGGGGCTGAAGGACGAAGGCTTGATGTATCAGGAGTTCCCGCCAACCGAGGACTATGCCTTCGTAATGACGGGTAGCAGTTTCTTTTCTACTGCCCGCTGCACGGATGCCATGAAGGAGGCCAAGAAGGAGGCTTTCGTTCCCTACCGCTTTTCGATGGGCGCCAACTTCCAGGACACCAGCCTTATCCAGTCCACGGAACGACTGGCGACCCTGAAGATATGGGAAGAGCCGGTGGCGAACGGTTACTACGTCATTGGCGCCGATCCTGCCTACGGTTCTAGCGACTGGGCTGACCGATTCTGCATCCAGGTCTATCGCTGCTATGCCGACGGCATGGATCAGGTGGCCGAGTTCTGCACCAGTGAGCTAAACACCTTCCAGTTCGCCTGGGTGATCTGCTATCTGGCCGGCGCCTACGTCAACTCCACCCTCAATCTTGAGGTTAACGGCCCCGGACAGGCGGTTCTAAACGAGATGCGGAACCTGAAACGGCAAGCTGAAACACTGCCAGGCGGGGATGCCAAGCACCTGCACGACGTTTTGAGCCATATGAAGCACTATTTGTGGCGTAGAAACGACAGTTTCGGCATTTCCAACAGCATTGGATGGGTGACTACGCACTCCAGCAAGGAAAGGATGCTTAATTATCTAAAAGATTACTTTGAGAGGGGCATGTTAAATGTGTATTCCACTGACTGTATTGAGGAAATGAAAGGGATTGTGCGCGATAACGGCACGATTGCGGCGATGGGCAGGGCAAAAGATGATCGAGTAATCGCCTCAGCCCTGGCTGCGGCCGCGTTTGCAGAGCAAATTCAGCCAAGATTGATTCAAATGAGGCTGACTAGAGGCAAAAAAGAGCAAAATGTGACAGAAAATGACAGTTCTAGCGCCCAACAGGTGCAAAAACAGGTGTCTAGCTACCTAAAAGCATTGGGTTTCTGATGAGAGTCCTTACCAAGCAAGAGATTTTGGCCCGAATCAAGGCGATGTATCTCAATAAAGCCCGTGGATTCAGGATGTATCACTTTGTGGAGTTCGCTGAGTTCGATTACCGCCATTTTCGGCGCATTTACACGGAAGATGTGCCGATGACCGAGGCTAGCCAGCGGAAATTATCCCGCGCACTGCTAGCCCTGGAGAACGGCGAGGCCGGCCCGCGTCGGGATATCGCTGGCAGGCGCAGCGTCGGCTATCACAGGAAGGAAGAGCAGCGCCCGGCAATGGCAAGGACAATGGGCCTGCAAAACGTTGGCGGTGAAATCAGGATGCGTGTAGGTATTGCAAATAAATATTCATTTAACAACAAGAAAATATTTTAAAAGGAGATAAACAAATGGGCGTATTGAAAGATTACAAGTGTCCGGTGCATGGTTTCTTTGAATCAACTGAGGCTGTCTGTCCTTCGGGCTGTTCTGATGTTTCTGTTGTCTTTTTGAAGGCTGTTGGTGTAAAAAGCGACAAAACCAAGCATAATGACAGCACGCTCAAGAGTTTAGCGAAGGATTTCAAAATGGGTGATATCAAGTCAACCAGGGAAGGTGAGGCGCAACCCCCGCGCTATGCCACTCCGAATAATCCTTTTGCACCGCGTTGGGGTTCGCCTGCTGAGCTTGGGAACTACAACCTGAAATCGGTTGCCGGAGAATCAGTATCCGGCATGCAGGCGGTCAAGGGGGCTGGTCAACAACTGTCGGGGCCTAAGGTCGGTTCATACATCGCTGACCATGAAAACCTGAAGATCAATAAATGAGAATCCCAAACGAGCCGGTTGAACGGCAGGCGTTTTATTCCGACCTGCTGCAAAAGTGTCTGGTGTCACAAAATGAGCGCATGGCAAATTACTCGACCCTGCGTTCCTACTACCTGCATGGCGCGGGCCAAAGTGAATCCCCGGCGCACTTCAACAAGATTTATCCGCATATCGACCAGCTTGCTGCGTTCATGTATTCCGCTGATACGACGCGGTTTTCCATCAACATCGGTGCATCTGAGTCCAAGTCATTCCACAAAATGATCCCGGCGCTGACCCGCGCCCTGCATGACTACTGGCTGAACAGTAACGCGGATCAAGTCTTTGGGCAGGCGCTGCCTTGGGCGCTTTGCTACAACAGCACCTTTGTCAAACTGATCTGGCGCAATGGCATCCATCCTTACATGGTGGAGCCTGGCGTTTTCGGTGTGTTGCGTGAAGATGCCCCCTACACTGACCGCCAAGAGGCGATGGTGCAGGAATACTTCATGACGAAGAGCGAGCTTTATTCTCGCCTCTACGCGCACCCGAATCGGGATGAGATTATCAACCGCATTGCGCTGGCTGAGCAGGATACGAAGCAATATCCTGAAGGTGTTGAGCGATTGGTAACTTCTGCAATTAGCCCGACCATCTATGGCAATGTGCAGATGAGCCTGGCCGGAACCAATACCTATGTTCCTAGGATTGGTGAGCCAACGGTTAAAATGTATGAGCTTTGGGTGTTTGACGACGAGATCAATGATTACATTTGTGTCACTATCGCAGACCCCAATGTGTTCATTTATGACCGCCCCTCAAAAAGTCTTTTCCTGGAAGGCGAACAACCTTTTGTGCAAATCTGCCCGTCACCCCAATACGATTACTACTGGGGACAGTCGGAAGTGCAGCGGCTGGTGTTCCTGCAAGACATGCGGAACAAGCGCACCGGACAGATTCTGGAACTTCTGGACAAGCAGGTAAACCCGCCCAAGGCTATGATGGGTTTTACCGGCATCCTGGACGAAAAGAACTTTGCCCTAAACCGCGCTGGCGGCATGATTTCTTCAGACATGCCCAATGCCAAGGTAGAAGAGTTTTCGCCCGATATCCCTAACGACCTGTTCCGCGAGATTGGCGCAATTGACGCCATGTTTGAGGAAGCCTCAGGCATCGTTTCCGTGCTGCAAGGTCGAGGGGAAACCGGGGTTCGTTCTGCCGGCCACGCCAGCCAGCTTGCCCGCTTGGGTTCCAGTCGCGCCAAGAAACGCGCCATGATCGTTGAGGATAGCCTAGAGAAAATGGCGACCCTCTACCTGCGGATGATGCAGGTTTATGACGATACGCAGTATGTTGATACTGATGGCAATAAGTTTATTGCTGCACAGTTTACGCCTAACTTTGTTGTGAAAGTGGACGCTCACTCTAACAGCCCCATTTTCATGGAAGATATGCGGGAACTGGCATTCAGCCTGTTCAACGCTGGCGCCATTACTAAGACCCGCCTGATTGACCTGATGGACGTTCCGATGAAGGAAATGCTGATTGAGGATATCAAGCGGGCAGAGAAAATGGCGGCAGAGCAGGCTGCACAGCAGGCCGCAGCAGCACCGGCCCCTCAACAACCGGCTGGCCCTGAAACCCCGGCAAACCTGGATGTAACCGGGGAACTCAGCCCGCCTCAACTAAAGGCAGTCGTATGAACCAAAACTCAGGCTCCATGAACAGCCAGTCCATGTTGCGGTCTGGCGACCAGCCACGGGTGACGCAGCGCGACATGAGCGATGCCAAGGCGCCTCCCTCCATGAGCTATGTGCGTTACCAGCCAAGGGGTGCCAGCCTGCGGAACAATTCTTCCCGTGGAAACTCTAGGGGATAGTAAGTGGGCATTTACTTGACTTTTTTGTAGTCTAGTATTCCACTACGCAAAACAGGAGTAGTTATGGCTGTTAAAAACGAAGAAGTGATGGATATGCTGAAGGGCAGCAAAAAGGCTGCGCCTGCCCCTGACGCTGAAACCACCCCTACTTTTGAGCAGAACGAAACTACGGCGCCGATGGCCTCTCCCATGAGCACGCCGGAGCCTAAGGCTGGTGAGCAAGAGAAGGCCCGCCTGAATATCATGCTGGCGCTGGACATGCTGCAACAGTCTATCAGCATGTTTCCTGAAAAGTCCAAGGAAGCAAAGACCCTGGAAGATGTTGTCAAAAGCATCACGATGAGCTTTGGCGAACGTGAGGCCGACACCAGGCAACTGATTCCGGCCGAAATCCTGCAAATGATTCAAACTCTGCCGCAGGCTGGTGGTGCCTCGCCCGCGCAGAGAGAAATGGCAATGGCACCGGCTGCGGGAACAACCGCGCCCCCACTTCCCATGTAAGGAGCAAAAATGGAACTCTTCAAGCCGAAAGGTGCGCTGCAACCCCGTCGCCCGACCGACAACTCGCAGCAGAATGGTCAGATCGTCAACACTCCGCGTTTCGAGCCGTTCGGTGGGCTGGACAGCGGCGCCAAAGTCGGCAAGCGCAATGGCATGACCATGAGCAAGCCTGGCGACACCAAAAAAGTTTACTAAGGTAAAAACCTTTACCTTACGACATTAAGGGGCTGAATATGAGTCTTGAAAACTACTCTCCAGAAGCAATCCAAGAACTAGCTGCGCTTTCAAAGCGGCTTGCTGAAGATCCTGCTACTCGCAAGGACTATCTCAGGCTTGCCAAGAAAGTGATGCCTGAATTGCCGGTTCCTGAGATTGAAATGGAAGATGTTGTAAATAAACGCGCATCTGCTGCTGAGCAGCGGGTTCAGCAACTTGAGGCCAAGCTGCGCCAGCGTGAAGTGCGCGAAGAACTCAATAAGAGGCGCAACGTCCTGAAGGAAAAAGGCTACGCTCAATCCGATGAGGAAATCCAGGAGATTGAAAAGCTGATGACCGAAAAGGGCATTGCGAATCACGAAACTGCTGCTGATTACTGGCGTTATATGCGACAGTCCGCTGTCCCGACGCCTGGCTATCCGCAGCCGGTAATGTCGCGCATGGATATCAAAGGTTTTATGAAAAATCCTGTGGGTGCGGCGCGTGAAAACGCGGCGGCGGCTCTTGCGGAACTTCGCAAGAATCCTAAACCCATTGGGCTGTAAGGGGCTTTTAATACTTCGGAGGTAAATCATGCCTATTGGCGGCGGTATTCTTCCGGCTTCCGGGACTAATCAATACAACGAGCTGACCTACGTCACTCGCCGTGCGTTTATCCCGAAGCTGGTTGTTCAAATCTACAACTCGACGCCCCTGATGGCGGCGCTGATCGCTAACTCCCAAACCGCTTCCGGCGGTGTGTCGAGCGTGACGGTTCCGGTGCAGGGTTCGCAATTCGTGAACGCGCAATGGTCGGATTACTCCGGCTCCTTTGCTCAGCCTTCGGTTCAGCAAGGCGCGTATAACGCGGAATTCAACCTGAAACTGCTGGTTTCCCCCGTGCCGTTCCTCGGCATGGAAGGCGCCGTGCAGCAGGACTACGCGATCATCCCGCTGATCGAAGCTCGCATGAACGATGCGACCAACGTGATGATGGATTCGATGGCGACCGCCCTCTACACCAACACCACCAACAACCAGCAGTTTATTGGACTGCCGGCTGCGGTGGATGATGGCACCGGCACCGCGACCTACGGCAACATCAGCCGTTCGACGAACACCTGGTGGAAGTCCAAGCAATACGCCGCTGGCTCGGTCAACCCGACCCGCCAGAACGTGCTGCAATACATCAGCGGCACCGTGAAGAACGGCGCTGAAGTTCCGACTTTCGGCGTGTGCGGTTTCGGCACCTGGACGCTGCTGGCTCAAGACTACGTGGGCCAAGAGCAGTATATGATTACCCCTGGCTCCGGTTTCGATGGTGATGCCAATGGCCCGCAGGCTGCGTTCCGCGCCCTGATGGTTGCCGGCGTGCCGATCTACCCCGATCCGTATTGCCCGGAAGGAACCCTCTACCTGCTGAACACCAACTACCTGTCCATGTATATCCATGAACAGGCTTCGTTCGCGTTCACTGGCTTTGAGTCCACCCTGCCCAACTTCCAGATTGGTTACGTTGGCGCCGTGCTGATGATTGCTGAACTCGTCAACACGAAGCCGAAGTCCATGACGAAAGTTACGGGCTACAACTCTCTGAGCCTGTAAGGAGAATCGAACATGGCACTTGCTACTAACAAGATCATTCTTGCTGGTGCGACCACCAACACCGCTGGCGCCTACTTCCAAACCGTCACCGTGACGGCTGTGGATTCTGGCAACGGCACCGTGGTTCCCGCTGGCATTTATGTGATGTTTCCCTCGACCAACGTCACGGTTCTTGCCAACAACGGCAGCAGCAATGCTACTGTGATGGCGGCAAACACTGGCGGCGTTGTGATTTCCGACGGCGTGAACGTCTATGTGAAAAACAGCAGCGGTAACGCAAACGTTACTCTGCTGGATATCAACGGCGGTCAGGCTGCTGGCGAAACTTACGCCTAAGGAGGGGTTATGGACGCAAATGCAGTAGGACGTTCATATCCAGACGAGTTTGGCAATTATCGACTGGCGCATGTCACGGGCGTAAGCCTGGCGGCAACCGGCGATATTGCCACTCTTGTCCCGCAGCAGGCGACAAAATACATTGTTCGTCGCGTCACCCTGTCGAACTATAGCGGCGCGGCATCCAATGCCAACGTCGCTATTTTCCCTGCGGCTGGCGGCACCGGCACTGCCGTTGCTAACGCCCAGGTTACGACTGGCGCCACGGCCAACACTAGTTTTGTTGACCTTACGCTGAGTGCTTCTGGTAACGCCACGGTTTACACTGCCAAGCCGCTTTACCTGCGGTTGGTGGCGAACACCAACGCTGTTACCTGCGACGTTGCCGTATATGGGGATATTGTCACGCTATGACCATCTTTGTCCGCAACAACAGCCAGGACGATTTCTTTGATTCTTTTGATGGGGTCAGATACGACTTCATCCCAGGGAAAGAAATTGAATTGCCTGATGTTGCGGCAAAGCATATTTTTGGTTATGGTGATGACAATAAAGAACCCTACTTGGTTAGGCTCGGCTGGATGAAAATGAGCAATGAGTTTGATGTGGCTATGAAAAAACTCGGCACGTTTTCATTTTCAAAAGAGCCTTCCAAGCCAGTCCACTTGTCAGCCCCTGTGGTGGAGCGAGTAGCCGCCCCTATGCCCAAAGCAAAGGGTGCGGCGAAAGTTTCAGCAATAAATGAGTAAACATGGCTCAAACTCTTTCGGGTTACATCACGCAAACCCGTCGTTTATTGCATGACGTTAATGGCAATTTCTGGACAGACGCTGAATTAACGGATTACATTAACGACGGCAGGAATACGCTGGTTAGGGATTGTGGTTGTAACCGCGTATTGCAGACCTATACTGCGCCATCGGGCGTAGAAACCATTTCTTTCTCTGCCTTGCCTCAAGGCGCCAAGACGATTGACCTTATCAACGTCAATCTGTATTGGGGAAACTCCAGAGTCCCGCTGTATTACTTGGCCTGGACTGACTTTAACGCGCAACTGCGTTACTGGCAGAACTACACCGGCCGGCCTATTGCATACTCGATGTATGGCCCAAAGCAGCTATACATTGGCCCCGTGCCGGATCAAAACTATGTGATGGAGTTTGATACTGTGGTTGAGGTTGACCCTATGGTGTCAGGCTCCGACGTTGAAACGTTGCCGGCGCCGTTTACCGAGGCGGTTCCATACTTTGCGGCGAATATTGCCAAGTATCAGGAGCAGTCCTACGGCGAGGCCGAGATATTCAAGCAGGAATACACCAAGCACGTTCTTGAGATTCTTAACGGCACCTATACCCGACGGCTCCCAACACCTTATGTAGCGGGGTATTAAATGGCTGCGGTTGAGCAGAAAAAGAATTACGCCGTAGTTAAAGACTTCAAGGGCGTAAACACCAAGAACAATCGCACCGTCATTGAGAACGGAGAGTTTTCTTGGATGGAAAATGCCATGCCGATTGGCTATGGCAACATCAAGATACTCAGCGCAGCAGACCAGCTAGCCAACGTCACGTTTGCTAATACCGTGACGTATATGACCAGTGTAAATATTAATAACACTGAGTATGTGCTGGCGTTTCAGCAAAATGGTGCGGCGCAATATGTCAATATTTCGTCAGGCACCGTCGGGAATATTGCCAATGCCAATACCTTTTCCAACACTGGCGTTATGGCAACGCAGTGGAAGAACGAACGGGCCCTAATTATCGACCCTAACAACGGGTATAAGACTTGGGATGGCGTTGATCTTCACGACATTGGCGCGGTCAATAGCATCACTATTAACAATGGCGGCACTGGCTACGGAGCCAATACCACCGTATCCTTTGGCGCACCCAATCAAGCTAATGGCATCCAGGCTACTGGCGAGGTTGTAGTTACGTCAAACGCCGTTGCCGAGATTGTTATTACAGAGCCTGGCACCGGATACACCAGCGCCCCGACAGTGACCATCAGCGGGTCTGGCAGCAATGCCAACGTTACCTGCACGATCCTAGACCAGAACGGTATTGACGTAGCCACGTTCTCGGGCCGCGCATGGATTGCCGATGGGCGAACGGTTTTTTACTCTGCGGCAGATACCTTTAACGACTTTTACAACGTATCAGCCGGCTTCCTGACGATTACCGACTCCACGCTGCGAACCGACATTACCAGGATTCTATCGGCCAATAACTTCCTGTATGTGTTTGGCGAAGATTCTATTAATGTGTTTTCAGATGTAAGGATTGATCCTACGACTGGCGTTTCGTTGTTTACGAACACCAACGTATCGGCCTCAATCGGCACGAAGCTGAACCACGCGATTTTCCCCTACTTCCGTTCGATTCTGTTTATGAACGAGTATGGGGTTTATGCGCTGGTAGGCTCAACCACCACCAAGATCAGCGACCCCCTGGACGGGATATTCCCTCTGATTGATTTCAATTCGGAAGTCACGGGCGGTCAATGCCTAATAAACAACATCCTTTGTGCCGTATGGAACTTTAAATACGATAACAACGGAACAGATGAATGGATACAGGCGGCGTTCTTTGAGCGTAAATGGTTCTTTTCTAGTCAACTAACAAATGGTTTTTATTTAACCACAGCGTTCCAAGACAATATCCTTAACGCCTATGCTAGCACTGGGACTGACCTTTACCGCTTTTACGCGGACGATGCGACAAATGTTGACGTTCTGATTGAAACCGCTTTGATGCCGATGGGTGATCCTATCCGCGACAAGCAGGCGCTGAAGATTGGCATTGAAGCTACATTGGGGAATATTCCCATAGAAATGGTGGCTTATGTTGATTCTGAATCGGCGCAATCTCCACCAATATTGTTTAGTAACTCTATTCAGTGGATAAACAATAGCCTTAATGCGATTAACTGGACAAACAACAGTTCGCAAGTAATTATTTGGACTGCTAACACTAGCCCAGGTGCAGGATATTATTTGTATCGTTCTGATGCCAAGATGTATGGAAAATATCTTGGGCTTACAATTACTGCTACTGCCACCCCATTTACAATTAGCGGGTTCCAATACGAACACGAACTAAGAGCGAGGTTCTAAGATGGCTTTGCCAGTGGTTATCCCAAACACTTTTCAGAATGCTAGCGTAAGCATCCCGCTAAGCCAGCTTGATAACAATTTCTCAACGGTTGCCGTTGCCATCAATGGCATTGCTAATGGCGTTGAGGCGCTTTCAAATGTAAATATTACTGGCGGCAATGTTGTTGTTACAAATGCTAGCGTTACTACGCTTGACGCGACAAATATTAAAGTAACTAATATTCAAGCAAAAGATGGCACTGCTTCAGCAAGTATTGCTAATAGCACTGGCGTTTTAACGGTTGCTTCTGCCGTATTAACCACGGCAGACATTAATGGAGGCACGTTAGACGGCGCCATTATTGGTGGTTCTTCTGCTGCGGCCGGTTCTTTTACCACCCTTTCGGCCACTGGCGTGGCGACATTTTCCGCAGGGACTTCCAGTGCTCCAGCGATTACAACAGCTTCATACACTGGAACTGGGCTTTTCTTTCCAGCAGCAAATACCATTGGATTTTCTAATGGCGCTGAAGCAATGCGTCTTAATAACAATGGATATTTGGGAATTGGCACAAATGCACCTGATTGTAGGTTAGATGTTAGGGATGCAATTGACACAAATTTGAGGGTAGGTAGGGGGTTTGGACAGGGCAACGTTACTATTTACGGCCCAAGCGGGACTAATAGCGCGAGCTTTTTGCACAATGGAAGTGCGCTTTTTATTACGCAGACTGGCGGCACTTCTGGATTCTTATTCCGTAACACTGCTGGCGACTATACGTTTTCTACTGGTGCAGGGAATACCGAGAGGATGCGCCTAGACAGCGTAGGCAACCTCGGCTTGGGTGCCACGCCTAGCGGATGGGCTAGCTTTACCGCGATGGAGTTTTCAAACGGCAATGCTTTGTATACCAATGGATCGCAAATGTCGTTGGCTTCAAATGCTTACAACGACGGTTCTTGGAGATATAAAACAACTGCGGCTGCTGGTTTATATACTAACGTTCGCGGTGTTTTTAGCTGGTTTACCGCCCCATCTGGCACCGCAGGCAACGCAATCTCATTCACCCAAGCGATGACGCTGGATGCAAGTGGGCGTTTGGGGATTGGAACGACTTCTCCGGGTGCAAGGCTGGATATCACTTCCACCGCTGCGTTTACTGCGCGTTTCTCTGGCCCGGCCAATACTTATATTGATGTGACTGACGGAACGGGCACGTTTAGGGCGCAGGTTGTTGCCGGAGAACCTTATTTGAGTTCAATCGGCGCGTATTCGATGATATTTAGAACCGATAGCACGGAGCGCATGCGTATTACCTCTGCCGGTAATCTAGGGGTAGGCACCGCAGCGCCGGTAAATAAATTACAAGTCTCCGGTTCATTTGGTCGTGGTGCCCCAGTTACAAAGACCGGCAATTTTACCCTCGCAGATACAGAAAACTGGGTTATTTGCAACGGCACCGGAACGATTACCGTAACTCTGCCTGCTGCCTCTAGCTGGACTGGCCGAGAGTTTACGATAAAGACTATTGCTGCGTTTACTGTAGTTTCTGCTTCCACTAACGTTGTGCCTTTGGTTGGCGGTTCGGCAGGGACCGCGATCTTGGCGGCAACCGCTGGGGCATGGGCGACTCTGGTTTCTGACGGAACCAACTGGATCATTATGCAGGCTTAATGGAGATTTACATGACTCAAATCACTTGGACTGTTTCGCAACTGGACTGCTACCCGCAGGAAGATGGCCACACGGATGTGGTGTTTAACGTCCACTGGCAATGCACCGGGGTGGATGGCGATTACACCGGGCAGGTTTATTCGACCTGTGCAGTTACCCTCGCGGCTGGCGCTCCGTTCACGCCCTATGCCGACTTGACCCAAGATCAGGTGCTGGGCTGGATTTGGGCTTCCGGCGTGGACAAAGCCGCCACCGAAGCTGCGGTGCAGCAGCAGATTGACAACCAGATTAATCCTCCGGTTGTAACCCCTCCTCTGCCCTGGGCCTCGTAATCTAATCTTTGCCAAGCATGATAAAAATTGATTTTGAGTTTGATACTGTTCACGGCATTTTTCGTGATGCGCTTCATTTCCAGGATGGCGCTGTGCCTAGTGAAGATGAGATTGAGGCCATGAAAATAGCCCGCCGCGATGCTTGGATTAACTTTATTGAGAACCCTCCACCCAACCCGAATTCCTTCCCTGAAGAAGAAATCATCGAAGAACAGGCGCAAGGCGAATAATGGCCGATAGATATTGGGTTGGTGGCACAGCATCCTGGGACGGCACCGCCGGAACCAAGTGGGCGCTTACGTCTGGCGGCGCTGGTGGTCAAGCCATTCCTACCAGTGCAGACGACGTTTTCTTTGATGCCAATAGCGGCGCAAACACCGTCACCATAGCGACCGGCAACACCGGCGCAAAAAGCATTAGCTGCACCAGTGGTTCTGGAGACTTTACCGGAACGCTGACTGGCACTGCTCCTGTCGCAATTACTGTATCCGGTAGCGTCACGCTTGTTGCGGGGATGACCTACACCTATACCGGCACACTAACGATAAACGGAACAGGAACTATTACTAGCGCAGGAAAAACTTTCGGCGCAGTAACAATCAGCACTTTTTCTACAAACCCGACGGTAACGCTTGGGGATTCGTTTACAGCCAGCGGGACTTTTAATTTTATTCAATCGGGGCAATTTAACGCCAATAACTATAATTTTACAGTTCCGGCTTTTATCTCCAACGCCAGCACTGTTAGAACTATAACAATGGGTTCTGGTTTGTGGACTCTGACTGGAACCGGGACAGTTTGGAACGTATCCGCAGCTAGTCTTACGTTCAACAAAGATACCGCAAATATACTCTTGTCGGATAACAGCACTACGACAAGAAGTTTTGCTTCTGGCAGTTTAACCTATAATAAATTAACAATCGGTGGAAATACATCAACCTCGCAGACTAGTATCAATGCTAGTCCAACTTTTAGCGAATTAGCATCAACAAAAACCGTTCCCCACACTATACAGTTTAACGGCAACCCAACTGTAACAACTTGGTCTGTTACCGGAACGTCCGGGAACGTAGTTACGGTTCAGAGTAATTCCGCCGGAACCACTAGAACTTTAACCAAAGCCGGTGGTGGTTTTCTTACTGGTATTGATTATTTATCTGTCCGCGATATATCTGGTTCTCCAATATCAGATACTTGGTATGTTGGCGCAAATTCTGTAATTACTGCTAGTGGCCCAAATACAACAAGGGGCGTCTTTACTACGCAACGCGCAACAAATGCGGTTGTTGTTCTTGATTCAACATCATCTACCACATGGACTGTTCCTTCTGACTGGAACAATTCTTCAAACACCATCCATCTGATAGGCGGCGGTGGCGGCGGTTCTGGTGGTTATGCCTCCGGTAATAATCGTGCTGCTGGCGGCGGTGGTGGCGCTGGTGGCTATACAAAATTAACGAACCAAACGCTTACCACTGGCGGCAGTATCACCTACCAAGCTGGTTCTGCTGGAACTGCTGGCACTGCAAACGGAAACGGTGGCGCTGGTGGCACTACATCTTGGAATTCTGGCGCATCATCCGCTGGTGGCGGTGGCGGTGGAACTGCCGCAACAACTCCAGCTTCTGCTGGTGGGACGGCGGGAACCGGAACCACATTTAACGGCGGCGCTGGTGGTAGAGGCGCGTTTGGCACAACCGCATCGCAAGGTTATGGCGGTGGCGGTGGCGGCGGGGCCGGTGGGCCTAATGGTGCTGGCGGTGCTGGCGGTATTGGTTTTGGTTCAACTACCGAAGCAAACATTGCTGGCGGTGGTGGCGGCGGCAATGGCGGCGGCACTGCTGGTGGTAATGCTTCATCTGGCGTCGGCGGCACTGGTGGCAATAACTCGGCTGGCGTTGGTGGCGGAGCAAATAACGCAAGCGGTCATTCTGGCGGTGGTTCTGGCGGTCTTGTTGGCGGCGTAAATCTTTTTGGCGGATATGGTATTGATGTATTTGGGACAGGCAGCGGCGGTGGTGCTGGCGGCAACAACGCAAGCGCGAATACTGGTTCTTCCGGCCTATATGGCGGCGGCGGCAGTGGCGGTGGCGTAACAACTGTTGGCACCGGGGTTACAGGAACTGCTGGTGGGCAGGGCGTAATTATCATTACTTACACGCCGGCTGTTACACCTGTTGTTTCCGGCAGAAAATACATTTATACCCGTCGCAAAAACAAACGAATTATTATGTAACCTTTGACAAGGTGAATTATGGGAACTAATGCTTTTACCAAAACCGGCAACACGGTAGCTTTTACGGCTAACGTTGCTGCGCCTACCGCCGTTCAATGCTCGTCAACTACCCTTGGCGGTAACCAATATCGAGTGGTTAATGGTGGAAACGTGACTGTGTTTCTTGGTTACGGCGTAACTGCTGGCGATGCGTCAAATAACTCGACGGTGGTAACAACGACTGGTGCGGCCATCCCGTTGCTTTCAGGTGCCGTGGAGATTTTGACCTTTGTTCCTAATGCATACTTTACGGGAACAACGGCCGCTAATACTGCCGTGGTGTATATCACCCCTGGCGACGGCATCTAACGCTCGTTAAGGACAAACCCCGTGAATATGGACACTCTGGCTACTCCGATTTTCGGAGAGCCTGACTCTTTGCGGGACTTTCTTTTTGAGAATGGCGTTCAGCACCAGGCTTTTGCTGAAAGGCTGATTGATGCTGGCGCGCAGATTGTGCGCTACCCAATTATGGACGCCGATCCGCAGGACTTGGACGACTGGTTACAGATTCATCAGTTAGAACATCAGCAATTTGCCAATATTCTCGACCTGAACAATCCATTTAACCTGCAAGACTTGGATTTTAACCAGGAAGATGACTTCTATGATTGGGTTAATCGGCATTTGCTAATCCACGAACAGATTGCAAGGGCGCTTGGCGTTACCTAAGGAATAAAATGGCTATTATATACAACGAAGATACCGGCCAATACTTTAAAACGTCTGAAGATGAGCCGCCCGTAGAGGTTGTTCGCGCCTCAGACGGAGAAAGCTGGATTCCCGCTGCAACTGCGTCAGTAGCTCCCCCCGTAGATATTGCTCCTGTTGCGCCGGCCATACCAGCTACACCAGCAGTTTCTCCATTACAGTCTGTTATTGATAGAAATCCTGTTGTTTCTTACTCCGGGACTCCGTATTCTGCGCCTCAAAGGACAGGACAATATGTTTTATACAGGCCTGCGGGTGACGAAGGTCAACGAGCAATATTCATGGATTCTGGCACAGGACAGCTATACACCACTGTGCGTGGAGAAGATGAGGTCGGATACAGTGCTTTAGGAAGCGAAGAAGCGGCAATTTATGCCCCCGGATTTGTTGACCCTAATTTTAATTTTGCTGACTACAATTCTGCGCTTCAAGCATATTCGTCTGGCTATCAGCCGTGGGATATTCAAAACGTATATTCTGGACTTTCAAGCAGGGAGCCTTTTAACCTAAACGCTCTGTGGGGCGGCACGCAATACGCTAGAGGTAGAGTTACTGATTACGCTCATATTGATCCTACTCAATACGAAGCAAATCTGATCGCATCAAATACTCGGAACGCCCTTTGGAACCAGTATGACCAGTTAGTTGCTGCCGGAACTACTCCACCTAAGAATCCTGACCAGGTCGCCCTAGATTTCTACGTGCAGAACGTAGGGGCGCAGGGCAACACCTATGGTTACGGGCCTGGCGCCAATACGGTGTTGGTAACTGAGGCGATCAAGAACAAGTTTCTGAATCAGCCTGAGGTTATCCAGGCTACCGGCTCTCGCTACACGACTCCTGAGGCGCAGATACGTGCTGCCACTGAGTTTGGTGCGGCGCATGAGGCTGGCGTTCCTGTTTGGCAGGTATTTGAGCAGCAGGGATACAGCAAAGACCTGCTTGGCAGTCTGATGCCGATGATTCTTGGCGCCATGATCTTCCCAGGCTTGGGTGGTGCCTTGGCAAACGCTCTTGGCGGCGGGATTGCCGGAAATATCGCTGCCGCCTCGATTATTGGTGGCGTAAACGCTGAAATTCAGGGCGGTGACTTCCTGGATGGGGCTATTAAGGCCGCTTTGACCGCTGGAGCAGGGGCTGCAATGTCATCTGTGGGCGTTGCGGCCGAGGTTTCAAAGGCCCTGCAATCGCTGGATATTGCCCCTGATGTAGCCAATTTTGTGGCTAAAACGGTGGAAAACGCGGCCACTTCCGCTGTTGTGGCTGAAGCTACCGGAGGGGATGCTGCAAGCGCCGTAGCCAACGCTTTGTTGTCCGCTGGCGTCAGTGCTGCGCGTTCTGAGGTCGTAGATATTGTTAATAATGTAACGGCCACAGAAACCCCGGCAGACATAGAGGATGCGGCGCTTGGCGCGGCCATGACCGAGGCTGCACTGCCCCAAGAAACAAGCATTGTTGCGCCGCAACAAATAGATGCAGGGATTGTGTCTGAGGCTCCCATATCCCCGGCGCCTGAGGTTTCTCCTGAAATTGCCCCCGTAGATATCCAAGATATTCTTGCCGAGATTCAGCAACCCGCCGTTACGCCCACGGTTGAAGAGCCCATTGTTCCACGTGAAACAACGCAAGACGCGATAGATACGGCGGCAAAGCCTACCCCAACGCCTAGCACTGAGGTTGCTACAGAGCCGACGCCCGTTGCTGAACCGGCCTCTGAGCCAGCACCTGAACCGGCAACTGAGCCGGCCGTTGAGCCCGCGCCTGTTACTGAAACCTTGCCGGAAGAAATTACGCCGCAAGAGATTATGGCCGAGATTCAGCCTGTTGAGCAGACTCCTACGCCTGTTGAGCCGGTCTCGGCAGAGGAACCCGCGCCTACCACAGAGCCTGTCGTTGAGCCCACCCCGCAGCCTGAGGCTGAGCCCGTTACTGAGCCTACGCCAGCAGAAGAAGCGCCTGTTACCACCCCGGAAACTGCGCCCGCCGATATTGCTCCGGTAACAGAAGAAGAGATTTTGGCGCAGATTACAGAGCAGCCGGCGGCTGAGCCTGAGCCTGAGCCTGCCCCTGTTGAGCCGACTCCTGTTGAGCCTACGCCCACTGAAGAGCCAGCGCCTGTTGAAGAGGCTGTTACAGGCCCTGCTGAAGAGCCGGCACCTGAGCCTGTTATACAGCCGGAGCCAGCGCCGGAACCCGTCCAGGAGCCTGCACCAGAGCCGGTGGTAGAGCCGACGCCTGAGGCGCCCGCTGAGATACCTGCTGGCGAAGTGACCCCGGAAGAAATCTTGCAAGAAATACAGGCCCCTCAAGAGGCTGTTGTTGAAGAGGCCCCGGTCGAACAAGCGCCTATTGAAGAAGCCCCGATTGAAGAGGTGCCGGTTGAGCCCGCGCCTGAGGTTGCGCCTGAAGCGCCCGTTGAGATTACGCCTACGCCAGAGCCAGAGCCTACCGAAGAGCCTCTGGTAACGCCTGAAGAGCCGCCGGTTGAGGAGCCCGTTGACCTGCCTCCAGAGTTGCCGCCTGAGGTGGTTGTTGAGCCGGAGCCGGGGCCGGTAGAGGAAACGGTTACACAGGAAGTTGCTCCCGTAGAAGAGTTGCCGGCACAAATAACTGAGGAAGAAATACTGCAAGCACTGGTTGATGAGGGGATTATCCCGGCTGAAGAGATCGCCCCGGTAGAGCCTGAGGCGCCCATAGAGGAGCCTTTGCCGCTAGCCGAAGAGCAGGTCATTGAGGAGCCTTTACCAGAGCCTGTGGCAGAAGAACCCCTGCCTGACCTGACCGAAGAACTGCCTGCGGAGCAGCCAATCCCTGAGGCGACCCCTGAGGTTGAGCCGGAACCCGTGTTGCCGCCCGCTGAAGAACAGCCGGCAGAAGAGCCTGCGCCAGAGGAAGCCCCGGCTGAAGAGGATGTTTTTGGCCCGATTGCCGACGAGGACATTATGCAGGCCATCGAGGAAGAGGCGCCTGTTGAAGAAGCTCCGGCTGAAGAGACTCCTGTTGAAGAGGCCTTGGTTGAAGAGGAAGCGCCGGCAACAGAATTTGGCGCCGAGGAACCAGCGCCAGAAGTTACCCAGGAAGAACTACCGGCTGAAACCCCTGCCCAATTTGAAGGCCCATCAGACATTGACAGGTTAATTGCATCATTGTTGTTGAGTGAATCAGGTGGAAGGACGACGCAACCGCGCAGGCCGACTGCTCAAGGTTCTGTGTCGCCAAGAGAGATAAGTGGCTCAGTTACGGGTATTATTGGCAAAAAACAGCCCATTTTCGGCGGTGATGAAGATAAGCAGTCAGCAGAATGGAACCGTAGGTCTTTGCGACTTCGTAAGATTTTAGGACTCTGATATGAAAACTATGGCAATGCTTGCTGGCGGTGGGATGGGTGGCGCTAGGGAACTTGCGGAAATGATCCGCAGGCTTGGCCGAGGCCGAGATACGATATTGGCGCATATCACGCCAGAAGAAGCCGACCTGCTGCGTAAGTTAGGTGGTAGCGGGAAAACCAATCCGCAAACTGGATTGCCTGAGTTTCAAGAGGAATTTGATCTTGATGCTGGCATGGATTACACCCCTGATTACTCTGGCTTTTCTGAGTTTGATTTTGATGCCGGCATGGACTTTACGCCGCAGTTTGAAGCGGCGATTGAACCTGCTGCACCTAGCATTGACTTTATGGGCGCACAAGCAAGATTGCCCGCCGCTGATCGTGGCGTGCCGTTGCCTGGTGAGCGTGCGCCGGTTGCTGGTATGGAACTGCCTCAACCTACTGAGCGCACTACCGCACAGAGGATCGAGGATGCACTGCAAAGGGTGCAGCGTAAAGCCAATGAAAACCCTCTGCTAACACGCCTTGGCGTTGGCGCAGCATCAGGGCTTAGTCAAGCATTGATGGCTCGCCGTGCTAGGCGAGAAGCCGAGGGCATGGCCGCAAGGGAGCGCACCGCTGGCGCACCGTTCCGTGCTGCTGCACAAGAGGCGTCGGCAAGGGCTTCTGCTGGCGGGATGACCCCGCAAGAACAACGTGCATTTGAGGCGGCACAGGCTAGGGCAAGGCAAGGGCTTAGCCAAAGGAATATGACGCAAGGTAGCGCAGCGGCTGGAATTCAGGCCGGCCAAAAGGCTAGGGCTACCAGCGAGGCTAGAGCCAGGGCTATGTCTGAGGCCATGCGGAATGCCGGCATTGCCGACCAATACGAAGGCCGGGCGCTTCAGTTGCAGCTTAGCTCGGACAAGGCTTTGAATGACATTCTTGGCGAAGTTTTAGCTAGGGAAGTAACCGCCGCCACCAGACAGCAAGCACCTGCACCGAGGTAAATATGAACGGTAATCAAGATCGGCTTCCTGCCCTTTTGGGCGGCGTTTACGGCGCAAAAGACATTGCTTCACGCGCTACTGCGGCAAAGAAGGAAATGCCGGCGTTGCTGCAAGACATTGGGGCAGCGAAAGAAGAAGGCGCCATTTCAGAGTTTCGTGCCGGGCAAGGCGTAAAAGAGCGAACCGCTGCTGCTGAACGCCAGTTTGCCGACAAGTCTAGGGAGGCTGCTACTGAACTTGAATCGGGTGTAAAGCCATATCAAGAGTTTCAACAGCCAGAATACAAGGCTTCAGACTATGCGGCTAACGCTGCGGCCAGGCTGTTTACCGGACTGATGATTGGTGGCGTTGCAAAAACGTCTGCAATCGGTCAGTTAAAGGCTGTGCGGGACATGCAAAAGGCTGAAGATCAGGGCCTTAGGGAGCAGTTTGCAACCGCCAAGATACAGTTTGATGAGGCTGAAAAAGCCAGAAAAGATTTCAATGACAATCTAAAGCAGCGGTTTGATCGCATGATTAAACTGCTGTCATCCGATAGGGCTGCTGCGCTTGCAGAAGGCAAGATTATCGAGGCCATCCTGGGTGAAGGTGCTATCCGCGCAAACATCAGGGCCGGCAATCTGCAAAAGGCTTACGACCAGTTTAATAAGTTTGTTGATGCAAACGATAAGCTGCAAATAGCTAGGGAAACGGCAAGGATTCGCGCTGAGAACCGCCAAGGTGGAGCAGGACAAGTATTCTTTGGAACTGATGCCCAAGGCAATCAAGTTCCTGTGCTTGTTGACCCAAGAACAGGCCAAACAAAGCCAGTAACTCTTCCTGAAGGTGTTTCAAAAATTGAAAAGCCAGGCGCTAGGGGGCAAGCAGGACAAAATGCGCTTACTTTTGCTTCGCGTGTTTATGGCAATATCGAAAATGCAGCGCAAGACATTCAAAATATCGTCAACCTTCCTGCGGCATCACAGCTTCCTGTGCTATCAGGATTGCTAAATGTTGATAGAAAAACCGCTATTGGCAGTCTTGAATCTCTTGCTGCAAGAAAAATAACCGATAAAGAAAATAGGGCGTTCCAGCAGGTTACGGATCAGCTTGGATTCGCTCTTTCTAGGCTTGAGGCACAAGGTCTTGCGTCTGGCGCAACAAAAGCAGCCGTTGATGCGTTTAACTCTCTACGGCCTGCTGCGGGAGATAACGCTATTAACATGGCGATTTACCTTGCGCGTGTTAAACAAGAAATTCAAACCGGAATTAAAGTTCATGAAAAAATGCCTGGAGCCACCCCGGAACAAAAGGCTGCCGCAAAAGATGTTCTTGCAAAACTTGACGCCGCCGTTCCTTTCACCGTTAATGACACGCTAGATATTCTTAGGAAAAACAAACGGCCTCTTGGCGATAAGATGACAAAACTTATTCAAGGGCCTTCAGTTTCCAATGCAGTTTCTACTATTGTCGAACAGCAAAGCCAGCCTCGCTCAGAAAATGCCCCGGTTACTCCTGCCGCAGAAACAGTGACAGTTGGCGACAAGGTTTATACGCGGCCCGCAAATTTTACTGATGAACAGTGGTCGCGGTATAAATCTAGCATTGGAGTAAACCAATGAGTCCTGAAGAATGGCTTAAATCTGAAGGCCAAAAAACAGATAGTTCCATAATGTCTCCTGAGGATTGGTTGAAATCTCAGGGAAAAAAGGAAGATGCAGCCGCGTTTGGATTCTATCCACCTGGCAAATTAAAAACTGCACCGGAAGAACGAAAGCAGCGCGTTGATGTAAAGGCTCGAAAAGCCGGTGAATTTATGGGCCTTGCGGCTCCTGAAGAGCCAGAGTTTGATATTGGGAGAGTTCCTGTATCAGGAGCGGCAGGCGCTGGAATTACCGCTGCGCTTCCGAAAGCACTTCAATATGGCGGCAAAGCATTGAGTATGGTTCCTACGCCAGCCACAAAAGCAGCCGGCATGTCGGCCCAGGTATTGGGCCGCGCCCTTGGAACCAGCCCATTGCTTGCAAGAACTGGGGTTGGTGCTGTTACCGGAGCAACAGCAGATGTTCTTGGGCAAACCGCCGAGCAAATGGGCGCCCCAAGACTTGTTGGTGAATTAGCTGCTGGCGTAGTGCCTGGAATTTCTAGGTCAATGGCAAGAGGTCTTGTTGGTGAAACTACGCAAACCGCAGAAAAAATTGCAAGAAAAGCAGAAAATCTTGGCATAAAACTATCGCCATCACAGACCAGAAAGATCGAGCCTTTACCTGCAAGAGGTGCATCCATGCAGGATGAGGCAAACCAAAAAATATTCAATCAGCTTGCTACAAAAGGCACCGGCAAACAGGTTGATGAGATAGATACTTCATTTATAGCTGAAAGATTAAGAAGCCTTGGCGGTGAGTTTGACAAGATTTATAAAGGCAAGATGTTTAGGGTTGATCCAGCCATTGAAAGCGACCTTAATGCAATTATCCAAAGGGAGCAGGAGCTTGGTGCGGCAGGGGTTTCTACCGTAAAAAACATAGCCGACACCATTGCGAACAAGGTTAAAACTCAAGGCATGGTGAAGTCCATTGAAGGTGATGATCTTCAAAGGCTAAGAAATGCTCTTTCTGAAAAAGCTCGGTCTAGCGGAAGCCGGATAAGTGCTTTTGAAATTAACAGTTTGATAGATAAAATTGATGACGCTGTTGCCAGATACAATCCCCAAGTAAAAACTCAGCTAAATGATCTTCGTCCAAAATATAGAAATGCCATTATTTTGGAGGATATGTATCGTTCTGGCGGGATTAAGCAAGGAAATATAAGCCCTGAAGTTTTGGGTAATGCTCTTAGAAAAGATATGAGCGTTATTAGAAGGCAAAATATTTCAAAAGATATAGACCAGCTTGGAGAGATTGGCCGAGAGTTGCAGTTGCGGGCGCTTTGGCAGAGAGAAGGCGCTAGGGCGCTTTCTGATTCTGAAAAAAGCCTAGGAAGGATTCTTAGTGCTCCTACCGACATTCTGAGTTCAATAACTGGACTTAGAACGCAACAGGCTAGGGCATTGCAGCGGCAAATAGGATCGACAAAGCCTATGCCTAAAAAAGTTGCGGCCCCTGCTGGTGCTGCCGCAGCAGAAATTTCTAGGCAAATTTCACCATCTGAAGAAGAGGAATAACCATGCCACTGATTAAAGGTTACAGTAAGGATTCTGTAAGCAAGAACATCAGCAAGGAAATGAAGCGCGGGAAGCCTCAGAAACAGGCGGTTGCCATTGCTTTGAATACTGCCAGGACTGCCCGTAAGATGAGGAAAGGCAAGCGGTAATGGACTATGACATGATGACTGATGAGGCTAAAATCCAGCTTCGTAGGGATAAGCGTAGCGAATCAAGGGGTTCCGAGGATGAGGTTGAATCCTATCGATCCCCAATGAAAGCTATGGACAGGATTCCAATGGGCAGCAGGTTCAAGCGTGACAAGCGCGGGAGCCGGAAGATGGAACGATGAGCAAGAAAACGAAGGGGCTGAATCCAGAGCTTGAGCAGGCAATAAGTGAGTTGTTAAAGCAAGTCATGGCAGACGAAACCGCATCGCTGACCGACAAAACAAAGGTTCTGGATAGGGCGCTGAAACTTGAACAAATTAAACAAAAAATTGCGGATGACGAATGGGGTAAGGGATTTTTCAACAATGAAGATGGAGAGGACTAAAGATGGACGGGGCTGTATTGAAGATGATTCGGGTGGCTTTGGAAATTCTGTCTATGCGGTCGTTGACTGTTTTGGCGATGGCTATGAGTTTCCTGCTAGCTTGTTGGGTGATGTGGATGCCTACGTGGGAGAGGATGGCAATGGCTTCGTTCTTTGCCGCTTGTATCTATTTACCGTGCATTAGTTGGGAAAGGAAAAAGCATGAAAATGACATACCAAAAGAGTGAAATGTCCGTGAAGATGGAGTCTAAGGACGTTGGTGAGCCCTACCGTTCCCAGGCTATTTCGGATACCTACGGCCTTGGCAAGCCAACCCGCACCAATCCTGTCGGTGGTTTCATGGGGATGCAGTGCTTTTCTGGCTCTCCTGACCAGCGCAAAAGCCCGACCAGCAAGCCTGGCAATGCCGGGGGTAAAAGGATTATCTAATGGCTAACAATATTGCCTTTCAGCCTATGGGAAACTGCGTGGTGGCTACCGCTTCCACTGCAAACGTTCAGGGTAACGTGGTTTCAATTACGGCTGTTAGTCCGGTTAATCAATACTTTGTATTTAACCCGGACAAGAACGACCCTGTATTTGTGGCGTATGGGCAGACTGCAAACATTACGGCTACCATTCCAGATGAGAATGGTGCGCCTGTTGTTGCGATTGCCCCATACACTGAAAAGGTTTTAACAGGCCCGCAATGCAGCACCGACAAAACCGTTTATGTGCGTATCATCGCCCCGCACAATAACGCCAAACTTTACATCATGCCTGGAGAGGGTTTGTAATGCCTGCGAAAAGTCCAAATGTATCCGCACGACTGTCCGAGCATGAGGCGGTTTGTGCCGAACGATACAGCCAAATTAACGCCCGCCTGAAGAGGATCGAGGCGATATTGCTTAAAACTGCTGGCGTTGTTCTTGTTGCGATGGCAGGTGTTATATGGGCCTCGATAGCGGTCAAGTGATTGGTTATGAATTGGTCTGATATATTAAAGGCAATAATACCAATAGTAGTGGCTTCTTTGGCGTGGCTATTGGGTGAGGTTTCTTCTTTTAATACTCGTCTGACCAAAATTGAAGGGCAGATGCCTTCCCTGATTACTCCTCAAGGCACCCCGACTGACAGCCCTCTATCAGCCGAGCAAAGGCATAAGCTGAAGGAAGAAATCTACAAAGACCTGCATGACCTTCAGGTAAGGGTGAAACTGATGGAAGAACGGCAGAAATCAAAATGATCCCGATTCCTGCGCTCCTAACGATTGGCACTAAGCTGATTGACAAGTTTTTCCCGGACGCCCAGGCTGCGGAAGCTGCCAAGCTGAAACTGTTGGAAATGCAACAGAACGGTGATCTTGCCCAACTGAATGCCGACGTTACGGAGCAGCACGAGGTTACCGAACGGCTCAAGGCTGACATGGGCAGCGATAGCTGGCTATCCAAGAACATCAGGCCCATGACCCTTGTGTTCATCCTCGTCACCTACACGGTCTTTGGGATGATGTCGGCATGGGATATAGAAGTAAACAGTGACTACGTTGAATTGCTTGGACAGTGGGGCATGTTAATCATGTCGTTCTACTTCGGTGGCCGCACGCTTGAGAAGATCATGGGCATGAAGAAAGTCAAAGAATGACTACTCCCCTCTCTGCAAACTTCACCCTAGAAGAACTGACGCGCTCCGAGGCGGCTGACCGCAACGGTTGGGATAACACCCCCAACGAGGAGGAGATCGAGAACTTGAGGCGCCTGGCTGCGCTACTCCAGCAGGTCAAGTCTGCGGTGGGTGGCAAGCCAGTGATGATTAACTCTGGTTTCCGGTCAAAGAAGGTCAATGACTCGGTGGGATCAAAGGATACCAGCCAGCACCGGCTAGGATGCGCTGCGGATATCCGGGTGCCAGGCATGAAGCCTCGGGAAGTGGTGGAAGCCTGCATTGCAGCCGGCGTGCCGTTTGACCAGATCATCCTAGAGTTTGATTCGTGGACTCATATCTCGGTGCCGAACACGGCTGATGCCAAGCCTCGAGGCTCTAGGCTGATTATCGACAAACAAGGGACGAGGCCGTATGCCTAAGAAATCTGTAAGCCTATCCATAGGGCGGGGCGAAAAACTCCCGGTAAGCCGTGGGGCTGGATTGACGGCCAAGGGTAGGGCCAAGATGAACAGGGCCACAGGCAGCAATCTGAAGGCTCCTGCGCCAAATCCTAAGACCAAGAGGGATGCCGGCAGGAAACGCTCATTCTGCGCTAGAATGGCTGGCGTCGTTAGAAAAGCCAAAGGCCCGGCGACTAGGGCTAAGGCATCACTGAGAAGGTGGAACTGCCGATGAAACCCGGACTCTATAGCAACATCAACGCTAAACGCGCCAGAATCGCTGCTGGTAGCGGAGAAAGAATGCGAAAGCCTGGCAGCAAGGGTGCGCCCACTGCCAAGGCTTTCAAGCAGTCTGCACGGACTGCTAAGAAACGTTAGGTGTCCTCCAGCGAGAAATCTCCCCTCGCTTTTGCCCCGGCCTTACGCCGGGGTTTTTTTATGCAATGATGCCTAGCTCATGCGCTAGAACTGACGCATCCTCTTCGGTTGTGGTGCCTGCGCGGACACGCTCAAGAATCTCCATGATCCGCTGCTGGCGCTCTTCTTCTAGCTCCTGCTGCTGCCGATAATCTCGGTCAGACATTGCAGGGTTCTTCCGTGGCGACTAGCTGCCCCTCAAACAAGTAGCTACCCATATGCCCAAGCTGGCACCAGGGTGCTGCATAGACCTTGCCGCCGTGCTTGCGGTAGCTCTGGCAGAAGAAATAATCCTCAGACAGCAGCCGGTTGGTTTCCTCGCAGATCGGCACCTGGAAGAAGTTATAAATCTTTTCACCGATAGACATATGGCTCATGTCATTGGAGTATTGCTCGGTATGCTCCCGCAATTCTTCATATACTTTGCGCTTGGTCAACATGAAGCCGGTGCCTACGGCGTAGACCTCTAGCGGTTTGTCCACCGGAACCACCAGGTTGTCCCGGTATTCAACGGTATTCACGACAAATGAACCCGTGTAGTTTTGCAGGTTATCCTTGCCTTTGGATACCGCCTCCCTGACAGACTGCCAGTTAATCTCTTTCTTAGGATACAGGCCACCGATCAGATCAACGTCGGCCTCGATCATCTTGACAACATCCTGCGGCCTGAACTTGATATCCGCATCAATCCAGAACAGATAATCCGCATCACCCTTCAAGAACTGGTGGGTCAGATTGTTCCTGGCTCGGTTAATCAAGCTCTCATTGAACATGAAATTGCAGATTGTTTGGTGGTTAGCCTGGCTCAAAGCGCCTACCAGACCAAGCAGGGATTGAACGTAAACCCCTGTGCATTGACCGCCATACATCGGTGTTGCGATAAAGATTTTAGCCATATTAAACCCCGCACATTCCTTCGCATTCCATGTTAAACATATCAATTTGCCCCATATCTTCAGCGGTAGAAAAATCTACTTCATCAAGCGGAACCCTTGATCTGTGCATAAACTGCTTGCCTCGCATCCCCCCGACTGGATTACGGATTATTTTGTCAATTTCTACCGCATCTTTCCAAGATTCTTCATCCGCTTTTATTAAGCGCCATTCTGTATCTGAATGAAATGGGCAACCTATACATGATGATTTTGGAGGAGTTGGGTATCCGTTTTTTTCCATCCAGCGCAAACAATCATGCCTAGACATTCCTAATTCAATAAGCGGCCATCTATTAACAGACCATTTCTCCCTGCTCGGTTTCATCCTCGATGCTTCGTCTGTAGAAATGCCAATCCAAACATTGCAAGAATTTGGAGGAATTCTTTTTCTAGGAGCATAACCAAGTAATCTTCTTTCCTCCTTAATAAGAGGGCCGATTTTGTATTCTGCGGTGCATTGTCTACGGCCCATCGCGCCTTTTCCGTCAGGCATAGTCATGTGCCAGGGAATAGAAGCAACTCTTCCTCCAGTGCTGTTTTGCTTTCTAATTGTATCTTCTCGCAAATTTCCTTTAGTTACTCTTTTTACCGGGAATGGCAGTTGTTTTTCTAGCCAATCAAGCCAAGTGTATACGTGCTTCGGCTCCCATTGCGTATCGGCAAAAATTGCATAATCAGGCATTGGGCCTATTTCACCATTTGCTGCCATCAATGCCATTGTGCTTGATTGCACTCCTGCGCCTAGTGAAATAATATTAAGCATTATTTATGCCGTCCTCTATTGTAGGTGGGGCGTGTCGCAAACGCTGCGCCCCGGCAACGTCCTAACTATCCGGCATTGCGCCAGATTCACCCTGCGACTGGTGGGGCAACTCTCCATTTAACAGCTTTAGCAGATCAGGCCAGCGCATGACTGCCAGCGACTTTTCACCATCAGCCCGCATGACAACCACGGGCGTCTGGCTTGGATTGCTTGAACGCTCAGCCTGTTCCATCCACTCATAAACCGCTATCTTCCTCCTGCGCTTGCACTCGATCAGGAACTGGCCCAGGATCAGATCGCCTTCATCCTTGACCTGATACTGGTTGAGATTGCGCCTTACCTTGTGGCCTGTGACCTCAAAGATTTCGGCAGCAATCTCTCGCTCATAACCTGCGCCGCGCTGTCGGGATAGCTTACTCATCAGAACGGCACATCGTCATCATCAACCCGCTTGGCGGGGATAGGATTGACGTTAGAGTTTTCCTCACTCGGACGCCAGTTATCCTCCTTCAGGCTGATAAGAACCCCGACCTTGCTTTCCTTAGTCCAGCCTGCCAGCTTGATAATCTCGCCAGCATCGTAGGCTCTCTCGACTTTCATTTCGCCCTTCCAATCAGGCCCTGCACCCTTCTTGCGCTGATTGGTCAGCAGAACACCCGTGCCTTCTTTCCTTTCCATTATGCCCTCATTTCTTTAGCGATATTGTCTATGTAACCACCAGCAAATTCCAACATATTCTCAGAAACAGAATCAGCTATTGTCCTGGCATCACCAGAAGTTAGGATTAGCTCCATGTTGGCGCCGTCATTTCCAACGACTATGGTGCCAGTGTAGGTGTTGGTGTATTTGTTCCAGCTTATGTTGACACTCTTAAGTTTCATTTTGCCCTCTTGATTAGGTAGTAGGATGCGTAACGCTTGCCATTGTTATCCATCATAATGCGATGAATCTTGTGGCCTTCGTTTCTCAGGTCATTGATTCTGGATGCCAGCCGGAAACAACCAAACTTTTTCAGCGCATCCATTGGTGTCAGGGAATGACCTTTGACAAGGTAGGCAAGGATTTCATTGTTTTGGCTCATCTTTCCCCCTGATCTGCCCAACAATCTTGTCGATCCCGCGCTCCAGAACCTCGGCCAGAACCTTGCTCTCAGATGCAACAGTTTCCATGATAAAACTATTAACATCTGCTAGCGCGTTTAACTTGGCCTCTTTTTCTTCGGCGCTAAACTTCTTGCTGCCGGCAATCTTGCCTGCCATTTCGAGATAGCCGGCTACCCAATCCTCGTTGTTGGCATACTTGGCATAGGCTTCTTTAGCGCCAGGCACCATGAACACGATGCCGGCCGGCGCCTCGGTGGGCTTGGTTTCGGCCACCTCCACAATCGGGGTGCGCCTGGCTTCCGGGATGGTTTCGACCTCAGTCTCATCCATCATGCCCAGGCCGCAGTGTGCCAGCACCGCCCTGCGGATGGCTTTGGTGGTGGCTTTCAGGATGGCATTGGCTAAACGCTCACCAGACAGGCTAGAAACGTCTACAGCGCCCTGGTTCTCGCTTACCCTACCGTCGGCCCCGGTGCAGCGCACGGAAACGACGTAGATGCCATCTACGCGTTCCCTGTGGGTTATTTGGGTGGACAGCTTGTGGATGCTGCACAACTGCTGCGTAGCGCCGGCATTGGCGTAAAGAATCTGTTTTCCGTTCAGGGTGAGCAGATCGAACGGCTTAGCGGCTGGATCAAGGCCCACCTGCCGGCAGCGGAACAGGTAGTAATCCCGCTTTTGGCCTTCGTTCAGGCCGGACAGATCGCCCCGCAGGACGATTGAATCTTGAATCTTAGGGTCTAGGACTGCCGTGCTGCTGGCAATGGATACGACGTTCTCCATGATGGCCTCTCTTGATTAGGAACCGGATAACTACTTAACCAAAAACCTACGTGAACCAGGTTGTTCTACTACGAACTTGTCAAATATATCAGGCATTGCGTTTTTAAACAACTCCTGACTAAACCTTTTTGATGATTTAGCAGTTTTCCATGTAGCCAGCACGGTGCCGTCAACGCTGACCAACTGGCTGGATTCCATCATGTAGCCTTGAATCCGCTTTTGCAGGGTGGCTTCATCCTTTTCCAGCACCGATATCTGCTGCTTGACTGCGGCCAGCTTCAGGCAATCATGCTCTAGGTCTTGGGTGGCAATCAGGTTGGTGCCGTTATCCTGCCGGTAGACCAGCTTGGCGGCGTCACCCATCGTATTCGGGTCAAAGGATCGAGCCTGGATGCGCCCCCAAAATTCCGCCATTTCCTTGATGTGCATATCCTTCAGATCAGGGCTGAAGGTTTGCGGGTATCCACAGATTTCCTGCCCGCCAAAGCACACAACCAGAACCACGGTTTCAATCTGATGCACTGTGGCTTCATGCAGACACTGGACGCGGTAGCCTAGATCAATCTGATCGGTGTTGTTGTCGCCATACTTTTTGCGCTGATGCACGCCCAGGTTCTTAACCTCATACAAGGTTTTCCCATCGGCGCTGATGTAGTCAAAATGGCTGGCAAGGTAGGACTGCTGCGGATGGTATAGCGCATAGTCGGCGTCTTTGAACTCGATGCCATTGCGCTTGGCATACTCGCGCATGATCGGCTCCTGCATGACCAGGCCCATCTGCACCGCCTCGTTATCGCTCAGGTCATCCATTTCCTTCAAGCCTAGCTTTTCAGCGTAGACCTCACCGCCTCGTCCCTCGACGTATCGGCGGGCGTCACCTGACCACAATGCTTTGTTCCTGACTTCCGGGGAAAAATCGCTCATAACCATGCCCTCTCTATATCGTTAAGATTGTTGTTGACGCTTTGCTGCTTTTTTCTTGCGCTCTTCTGACCAGTAGGTGCTGCGCTTGGTGTAGTTTCTTTTGCCTTTAGCGACAGGCTTTCCGGGCTTGGGAACGGCCAGGATTCCGGTAACGCGGTCATTGTCTGAAACCCTCTTTGTCGTTAGGAATAGTGCAACTACTAGGAAAACGATGATACAGATGATGATGAATATGTCAACGGTTTGCATTGTTATCGCCAGATGTAATCACGCGGTTGAGCAACGGCCTTCTCTTGCTTGCAGCAATCGCAGGTGCCGGTAAAGAACTTGTCTCGGTGATTGTCCATCATCTTGCCGGCCAGCAGTCCAGCGCATCCGATACATATCTGATCGTATTGCATCGGGTCTTTTAGCTCCCTGGGTTTGTCTGGATTATCGTAAAAACTTTGCATGAATAGTTTCATTTGTTTTTCTCCTTGAGTTTGGCTTCGATGGCTGGTGGATCGGTGTATAGAGGAAAAACTCGGTTCTTATCACTGAAGTCCTGCGGATTGTCGGTAACACACACAGATTTGCCATCCAGCGTGTAAACCATCCACGCCACCGGCTCCTGCTTCTCTGCCTGCTCAATGGCGGTGCGGATGGCGGCCGCTGCTTCACGGCAGATACGGCCAACCGGGATGAAGCGAGTGCCCATACTGTCGGCGTCATCAATTACTAGCCTTGCGTCAGCCGGAACGCTTTCAAGTTGCTCAACAAGCGGCACTTGATGCGCTTTCTTCATGGCTTCAATGCTCATTTTTCTCCCCTCTCTTTCTATTTCCACTCCCAACATACCGGCTTACCATCAAGCCGGGTAAAAACAGTCATTTCTCCATCACCTTGCGGTAGCCTGCACGCTTTCACAATGCCAGGCTCTTGCAATAACTGCTGCTGAAAGCGATGCTCAGCGTATCTGACGAAGCCCACGGTCATCATTACGCCAGCAAACACGCCAGCGCAGAACCAGGTGACTTTGCTTCGGATCAACTCTGAAGGATAAACAACCACTTGCTTTTGCATGATGCCCCTTTCGTTAGGAATTGCGGGGTTAAAAAATCTATCTCTCAAAAAATATAGGCGGTTTCCAATACCTGTCCAATAGCACTGCGCTACCTTTTTCAATGAAATAATATTTTGTCCAACCGTTACCACGCTGAGCTCTCACCGTGCCTGCATCAACCAGGCGCCTTAGGTATCGGTAAGTCTCATCCCTATCCATACCCAGGGTGTCTGCAATGTCACGGCACAGGCACTTACCAGACTTCACTGCCTTCAATACCTCGATCTCTTTAGATTCTTCTCTCATGCTTTGCATAGGAACCTCACCCGCTTCATATATGGGTTAGCCGCTTCACGCGGGGCGCTCTCGTTTATCGCATTGGCTACCAGCTTGCTACTGCCGGCCAGGTTTTGCTCTCGCCCGATGATCCAGCCCGAATCAAGGAACGACATGCCCTGTTCGCCCGCGTTTATCTGCATTGGTCGCGCCGACCGTTGCAAGGGGTGGGTTATGCCCCCGGTTTGCTACTGGCCTGGGCAAAAGGAAAACCCCTACGGCTGGGTTTACGGTCGCGGTGGAAGTAAGCCAGTAAAGGATGGCTTGCAACAACCGAAACCCATGCGTAGGGGTTCGCCTTTACTAACTTACTCGCTTCCACACGAGACCTGTCTTTTGCACAGGTGGAACGATTATTTATGATTCCGAAAATTCTGTCAACTAAAAATTATAGGACTTGGTGGCCGGTGCCCTCCTCTGCTCAAAGGCCGGGTTCATTTCAAGGCTGGAATAGGGGAAGGCACTGGTGCGCTGCTCTCCCTCGTCCCAAAAGACCATGACGTGATTATCGAGGGCCATCCAGCAGCCCCAGGTCACCAGCCCTGAACTGGTAGAAGCGTAGAGCCGCAGCCCCTGGCTACAGGATGCCTTGATCGGTAGGAAAACAATCAGCCCACCAGCCCGGTTACTGATGCGGGCGATCCAATCCGTTGACGCAGCAGCAGGTGTGGATATTGCCATGCAGAACAATAAACTTTTAATCAGTTTCATTGCAAATCTCCATGTAAGATTCTATGACTGCTTGGGCAACTTGCGGGACAATCGCGTTGCCGTAGGCGCGCAGGCGTCCCACTCTGGCGGTAGCCCCATGAGCCAGCGGGAATGTGCCGGGTTCAACTGGCCGCCACTTTCCATCCCGGCAGTAGAGCCAGTCAGCAGATCGCCAGTGGCCGTTAGTCGCGCCGGGCCAGCCAATGTCGTCTGCGTGTTCAGCCCGCCGCTGCGCGTCCCATCCATTTCCCGGATGCCGTTCGCATCGCTCGTTGCCGGCGTCAGCCACCCCGCAAGATTCGCCTGCCTGGGCAACTGATCGAATCTCATCTTGCCCGTGTCCAGCCTCGGTTTTAAATCCTTCCCCCCATCCTTGTGATCGCGTGTTGTTGTCGTTGTCCAGCCGACTGCGTGCCCCAACAAACCACAGTCTTTGTCGGATATGCGGGGCGCCGACGCCCGCAGCAGGTATACCGGCAGCCCCGACGGAGTAGCCGATTCCTTCCAAGTCAGTTTGAACAAAGTCGAGCCAGCCGTGACGGATCGCTGCTTCAACTTGTTCACCAAAGATAACGTCAGGCCGGCACTCGCGGATGAGATTGAACCAGACGGGCCACAAATGCCGTTGGTCGTTGGTTCCTTGCTGCTTTCCTGCGGCACTAAAGGGTTGGCAAGGGCAGCTTCCTGTCCAAACAGGTCTGTCATCGGGCCATTGGGACTGTCGCAGCGCGTAAGACCAGGCGCCGATACCTGCGAAGAAATGGCATTGTCTGTATCCGCGTAGATCATCTGCTTTAACATCTGAAATGCTCCTTTCGTCAACATCGCCAGGCGCGATATGACCGGCCGCGATCAGGTTCCGCAGCCATTGCGCTGCGCAAGGATCAATCTCGTTATAATAGGCGCTCATTGTTAGGTTATCGGTTTAAACACCTTGATTCCGTGTTCTGCTAGCCATGCCCGACAATCTTCAGGCGTGGACAGGCCCCTAGCCTTTGCGTTAGCTATGCCTTGGCGACGGTGAAACTCGTCATAATGGGCAAGGCATAGGTTCACCCGCTTGGTGCTAGCCTGGACACTGGTCATGGCCGCACTAGTGCAATCGGGCCAGCCGCATTCCGACAGCGGCTTGGCCCCGGTATCCGCGATAGACCAGCCGCAATCACAGGCGCGATCGAATGGGCCAATCTTTTTGTAGCAGCCCGGACACTTCATAAATGCCTTTCTGAAATGTTTACATGGTAAAAACTATGTAAGTAAATGCTAACCCATGCCCAGGATGCAGGCGAGAATCGACAGGCAAACACCGATAATGGTCAATCGACGGGGTAGGCTGTAGCGTGGCGTCACTAGCCCGGTGTGATCGTCCAGCCGGCGTGGGAATCGATAATGCCGAGGATCGTGGTTGTAATACTTGCCGATGATTACCACATGGCACCTCGCGCGTCTTTAATGGCCTGATCTACCTGTCCGATAGCCGATAGAACGGTAGGATTATCTACCTGATGCCCGGTTTCGATTAACTGTAGCAGGGTTTCAATCTCTGTTATCAGGGCGGTGGTGGTATTGCGTAGCCGGTCAATTCTCTGTTCCATGATTCACCTTAGATTGATATATAAAGGGCGAAAAGTATCCAAGCGCCGAACAAGGCGCCGGCAGTTAGGTGTGCAAGGGTTTCGAGAAAGTATCTCATTGTCTGGCCTCTTGGTTAGAATGACGCAATACGCGCCCCAATGCGCCCGTCGCCAGGCGCATCAGGTCGAGTATTAGGCAGCCGCAGCCATTGGTTCCGGTGCCGGCTCCGGGAATCCCCAGCGTAGGTGCAGCAGGTTCGGGCCTGGAATATGCGCGTCGCAGCCACTTAAGGATAGCGGCATAATCAGGCCGATGAAATCCGCGCTGGCGCATTGAACCAGCGATGCGCCACTGTTACCATTATGCGCAATGAACATGCCTTTATATCCGTTAATGCCAACGGTAGCGGCAGCACAGTCGCGCAATGCGACAAGGTAATCGGGATTAAACTGCGCCACTTCCCCGGATACTTTGGTAGGCAAGACACGGCGCCAGTCCGGAAACTTGCCGTCAATGCATGAAAACACGGTGCCGGTGCCGCAATAGTCCAGCTTAGGTTTGGCGCCCGAAACGTCAAGGTCGGCATACTCTACCGGGTTGCGCCCGACCTTTTGAATCTTGATCCCCAAGATCACGTCCCGGGGAAGGATATATTGCCCTTCGATATCGCCCTCTTGCCGGGCCTCACGGATGGCTACCAGTTTATGCCCGCAGGTAGCCACGTAATACCGGCCCTTGTCCGTCACTTCCAATAACACGCCGTTCAGGTAGTAGCGCACATCGCTTTTCGGCGCAATATGCTTAGCCAGACTTTGCAGATACTTGAGATTTACTTGCATGGTGCCCTCTTAGGTTAGGATGATGCCGGATGGCATCGCATAGGGTGCATTCACACCCTATACGCTACAATCAGGCCGCTATACTATCCACTTGTTCACCCGATTCTGTCAAATAATCCATTGCAGCTTGCGCCTTTGCACTGGCACTGAGAATGAACTTTTTATCATTCCTGAGCGCCTTCAACCATGATTCAAGGTATCCGGCATGACGCAAGTCCCCGTCAATGCCGAGCTTGCAGCAAAGCATTGCGGCGCCCAATTCTGCGACAAGCTCTTCATAAGCATAATCAGCACTGCCGAACCGGGCCGGTGTGATCCTGTCCAGGCGAGACTTATGCCCTGTGGCGTGCACCGATTCATGCAGCAAGGTAGCGTGATACTCAGCGGCACCGTTGAATGCAGCCATTGGTGGCATGACGATTGCATCGGTAGACGGCCGGTAATAGGCACCGTCCCCGGCATGGGTTAACCCGCCGGCGAGGGAAAGCCTGTTCACGGCATCCATGACAGCCGGTGACTGATCGAAGTCCGGTGCCGGAGTTTCAGGCAGTGCGGGAATAGTTAAATCTTCGCACTGCTCTACGTTAAACACGTAATAGTGTTTGATGAAAGCATAGGCGCTTGCGACAGTCTCGCCGTTCTCTCCGGTAGTCTCTTTTTTGTTGACATTCCAGTAAACGACCGGCGTTCCCTTTTGCCCGGCTTTGACGCTACCGCCGAGCGCCTGCGCCTGTTTGAACGTTACATACAAGGGAAGGGTATACGGCTGCATACCTAGCCAGACGTGATTAATGCCCCGGTAGAGGGTGCCGGATGCCGGGTTATACGGCATACCGGCGCCAGGCGCCTGTTTGATTGTGCGCCAAGGCTTAACCCAGGGCGCAGCGCCCTTTTCCAATTCCGCGATCATGCGATCCGTTATTAACTGTGCAATGTCCATTTGTGTGCCCCTTGTTAGGATCGGGAAGCCGGGAACCGCCCGGCACGGTAATAATTACAGCTGCGGAACCTTGAACACCGGCACGTAATCGGTTGAAGCCTGGTCGCGTTGACGGATGGCTAACGCGAGGCGTTCAAACTTGGCAG